TATGTTTACATTAGGTTCTCACCAAAATTAACAATCACAGGAGTAATTATGAACACAGAAGAAGTAAATAAAGCTATTGCTGTCCTTGCTGACAAGGTGAGCAAATATCATGAAAGACTATTAGCAGCAGAAAGAGATTTGGAAAGACACATTAAAAATTCAGAGCAACATTGTTGCGATGATTGTGATTGTAAGAACTAAAGGTCTCCACCTTCACTTTCAGTGCCAGGCATTTTAACGACACGGATGGTTATATCCTTGGCTTTAGTTGAAGCCCAAGGATTACCACAGTCGTTACAATTACCTGTGGCTTGCTCTTCTTCATCAACTTCAGCATCACAATTTTTACAATAAATCTTTACATACACTTCTGGTTTTAAAATAGGCACCTCTTTGCCTGCAACCATTTCAGTTCCTATTTGTTCTGCGTCTTGTACTTTCTTTCCTATTGACATTATATTATCTCCATAAAGCTCACTGAAAATTTAAGACCACTGCCTTTAACTTTTATTTGATCACCCTGTTCCAAAACTTGTGTAGTAGTAAGGTTTAAAGGTGTGTTGTTAGCCAAATCTTGATCTACAACATAAGTTTCTATTGAAGAGCTACTATCATTTATTGCTACCTCTGCTCGAACTTGACCGCCTGTTTTGTTTGATACTGTTATGTTCTTTAATATTAAAGTAGCAGGTTCTGTTGGTGGTGTTGTGCTAAGGTCTGATGCTGCAACCGTAAGTATTGCCGCCAACGATCCTGTGCCTGTCGCACTTATTCTTTTAAAATTATCAGCCAAGGAAAAAACTCCTTGCGTTAGATTCATCTTTTATATCTTGTTGAAAACCAAAATTTAATTGTTGAGTAATCTGTTCAAGAATACGAATAAGGGTATCAAATTGTAGAGCTTCATATTCTTTTGTAGCCGTAGGCAACACTGTTGTATTTATTTTAGCCATTATCTGCCTCCATCTGGTTTAATATCTAATCTTAGTGTACCATAACGCCAATCAGAATCCAAAGTATTACTATTAATTTTAACATTGGTTTGTCTGCCTCTGCCACGTAGGTCAAAAAATCTTGTTGTGTTAGTCACATCTCTACTTATTGTTGTGCCTGTATCTGTAGGATAAGTTTTAAAACCCATAGTTAAAGTGGCCGTACCCACTTGATTTTTAAAATCAGGAATGCCTCTGCTTATTGATAGTATTTGTTGTCCATCTTGTATGTCAAAATCACCAGACGTAATAAATGCTGTCATAGCACTTTGATCATCATTTACACCCTCTTCATGTTCATAGAATATAGATGCACCTGCCGTTACACCTTTCACTGTAGGTGTAGTGGGAGTGTCATTTGGATTGTATTTTGTTGCATACGGTCTTTGATAAACACCATAATCTGTCCAAGTTGTTCTAGCTAAATTTGAAGTATACCAAGTTTGCTCCAAATAATTGTATGTAACAGATCTGTTTATTTGATTTGATGTATTAGAAGCATAAAACCAAGTTACTTCATTAAACTCTGAGTTAACACCAGCAAATGTTTCTGGTTGTTGTGTAATTGAAAAATCCTCAAATACGTAATCTTGCACGCTACATGGTATTTTTTTAACCGCACCATCATACAGATAAAAAGCGTTTTGTGACATCCAATAAGCTATACCGTTGACATCAACAGCTGAATGTACACCTACTGCCCCACAGTTAGCACCAATTTGTACGAGAGAGAAAGTAAACGGTGCACCTACGAATTGCAATGCGTTAAGTGATGTATCTGTCCATACCAGCACAGCATTACGTGATCTTACTGCTGACACAATCTTTGATCCATCTTGTATTCTAAATGAACCAGCCGTATTAGTAGCTGTTGGAACAAAATCATTTGTTGTCTCTTGTGATGCAAATCGTAAAAACAAATCATCTTGTGTTGTAGAGCTTCCAATAGTTGTTTCAGTTCCAAATAAAAAAACATGTCTGTCAGGCATTGATACCAAATTAAATCTTGAATTTGTTGGTGTATTAGCAATAGCGTTTGCTCTTACGCCTGTTCCGTTAGACGTGTTCCATAAAAATGTTTTACCTTTGCTCACAGTAGCAATTAAATCTTCACCAAAGTTGTCAAATGACCAGTTACGTGCATCAAGTGTAACTGTTGATGATGATCTTGGTGTATTCCATGCATCAACGTTCCATGCATCTGTACCCCAACCATAACCATAAGCTGATTGATCCGTGCCAATTGATATTTGATATTTTGCATTACCAGAGCCACCGCCACCTGATGTTGATCCAGAAGCTGCACTTGTGTGTGTTAGCGTATAGCTGTTAGAATTTACAATTGTTATAATTTCAAACTCTGCATTCATATCAAGTCCATCAATTGCAGAAAAAGAATCAAAGGCCACAAAATCACCTTGCTTTGCACCATGACTATTATGTGTAACAGTCACTGTTGTTGTACCATTTGTCGTAAATGGATTTGTTAATCCTGCTTCTAATCGTAAAGGGGTTACATCATATGCTGTACCTTCAGAGTATACATAAAATTTTCTATCTGTTCCGAGAGCCGTGTACCTTACACCATTAAGATCTGTCCATGTGTGTATACCTCTTACAACACCTATAAGTGTGTCAGCTATAAGTTTCTGCCAACCACCTACTTTTTGCGGTAAACCGTAATGAAATCGTACATTATCAGAGTCAACCCAACGTCCTTCTGCACCATATTCGGTGTCTTGTTTATCTATACCTGGTGCTATATTTAATTTACTTAGTGGCATTATATAGTCCTCAAAAACCTCACCGTTATTTCTCCGTCGCCACCTGACGCACCAGATCTCTCTTTTCCACCACCGCCAGCACCAGCACCGAAAGTTCCTGCTGTTCCATTTTGTAAATTACCTCCAGCAGCACCACCAGTTACTTGTCCATTATATGAAGGAGCTCCATCTGCTCCACCAATACTACAGTTATCCCCACCACAGAAAGGAGCAGTGCTTGGACCTGTTTGAGGAAATCCTTGAGCACCATTACCGCTAGAGTTAAAAGAACCAGCCCTGCCTTGAGCAAAGCTTGAATCTCCCTGTGTTAGCCCCCCAGTGGTTGTAAAAGTAGTTATAGCAGTTGCATTTATAGTTGCAGTTCCTGCTGATCCAGATGTTTGTGTCGCTATAGGTCCTTGTACACCACCGTTAGCAAATGAAGATCCACTACCTCCAGTTAATAAAAATAATTGATTTGAAGAACTTCCAGATAAAGATGTGTTTCCACCTACACCAGCAGATCCTGTATAATTAAAACCAGCGCTTGATCCACTACCTCCACCAGATCCTATGGTCGCTGTTAGTGTTTCTCCGCCTGTGACAGCAAAAACTTTATCAGATATAAAAGCACCCGATCCCCCACCACGACCACCTTGTTCGCCACCAGCTTTATCGTAACCTAAACCATTCATAGACCCACCTCCGCCAGCAACAGCATTTTTTATATGAATTGCATTAGCAAGAGCTGGAACAGCTAAAGTCTGACCGTCAGATAAATTTTGAAAACTAGTAGCGGTGAATAACTGAAATACTTCTCTCCAGTCACCTCCGTCTTTTACATAAACATTTGTAATTGTTTTATTTGTAAATGATGTTCCATCACGAAAGAAAAATTCGCTTACTTCCCTAAAGGAACCACCGTCTTTAACATAAAACTGTGTCATGCATTACGATGTATATTTTAGCCAAATGTCTCCATCTGATCCACCTGATGGATTACCTGTGGCAACAGTTCTAGCACCGACACCGTTTGTACCTAGATTTGCATTTACAAAACCTTGTACATCAGATCCAATTGCTAAACCTAAATTTGTTCTGGCAGTGCCTGCTGCAGCAACATCATTAAGATTATTTGCTGTTTTACATACACCTGTAATAGCAGTGCCAGAAATTTTATATCGTATTGATTCGTATGTAGGCATATTATTTCTCCAATAGTTTCCAGCCAAATGTTGCTCCAGAATAAACCAAAGCGAACCCTGCACCTTCTGTTGCTACAGTTAGATCAGATGTAGCTCCGTCTATTTTATGGCCGTTTCTTGCAACAGTTAAATTTTGTGTATCAAACGTATTTGCTACGTCATTAAATCTTATTTCATCTCCAACAGCAGCCGTAGCTGGTAGTGTTATTGTAAAAGCTCCACCTGTTGTGTTTGCAAATATCTTATCTCCAGCAAAAGCTGTATATGTGGTAGTTTTTGTTAACCAATCACTACCTTGTGTTTGTATCTCAAACCAATTTGTACCGTCTGTAGATATAAATACATTTCTACCAGGATTAATAACAAAAGTATTTCCAGAGCCACCAAGTCTAGCTGTAATTTTTTTAGTGCTACTTGCGTTTCTTAAAAAATACAGTTTTTCTACAGCGGGAAACTGTACAATAAAATCGGTTGCATGACCTGTAAATATGATTGCTGCTTGTCTTGTCTACTCGAAAATGTTGATGCCATTATGCTGCGTCCTTCCAATCCATTGTAACAGAATCATCTACTTCTGTCCACGCTGTTGTTACACTATCATCTACCTCTTGGTAAGCATAAATTGCTGGAGTTCCTCGTCCTACAGTCATTGTAACACCAGTTGGTATTACGTCTGCATTTAAGAATACTTGCGGTGTGCCAAGCTGTATAGGTGCAAATAGTCCACTTGGTAAAGCTGTGCTACTTGTATTGACTTGCGGTGCTCCAATAGCTGACGTTATTGGTAGACCAGCAGGTGTTATTGTTTGATTTTGTATAGCTACTACTGTTGTAGAGCCAACGGTTGATGTTATTGGTAGACCAGTAGGAGCAACCAAAGTTGCAGGTATGGCTGTTGCTGTGCCAAGAGCCGTGGACATTGATTGACCAGTCGGTACGACTAAACTTGTACCCGTTGGAGTCACAGCTCCAAGAGATGTAGTCATAGACTGACCACTTGGTAGGGCAATTACATTAATTGTTACAGAACCTTGTGCTGTGTTTGCTTGTTGTCCTGTAGGGTTCTCTACTACTGAATTAGCTACAACTGATAGTGATCCAAGAGCCGAGGTTATCGGTAAACCTGTAACGGCTACTGTAGCGCTTACGCCTGCTGCTGAGGCGATCGGGGCTTCGGCAAAGGCTGAATGACCTAGTGCCATTTTTTATCTCGCTGTTGCTGGTACGCCGTCGGTAAAAACTAAAGGCATTTCTGCCCATGCAGCATATAATACACTTTCAGTATTGTAGTTAACATCGCCTTCTGCCTGCGTTAACTTAAAACCGTTAGAATGTATTTCAAGTTCTGAATTTGCGGCAGTGTTTTCTCCGTTAGTAACATTTGCTCTTAAGTAATTATTTTCAGGATTAAAACCATCTCTTCTCATGTCGTACATTCTCCAAGCTGAGCCTGCAGAATCCATTTTTAATAAAATAAATGCTGGTCTAAATCCTGTAAATATTTTTGGTCCATCATAACTGTTGTTTGATTTGTATACACCAAAAGCACTAAATCCTCTAACTGCTTTCCAAGCATAAGCAATGTAATCATTACTATCTCCTTGTCCTTCTGTAAAAAGAGTTGATGTAAAATTGCTAAAACCAGACACAGTTCCAAAACCATTTGTTGAATTTATAGGAGTAGATTGATTACCCCCGTATTTATTAGGAAACATGCCATACCAACTGCCATTTGCATTAAGATTTTTAGCCAAAAAAAATTCAGGAACGACTCCTAATCCGTGTCCTACAGTTCCACCAGATGAACCACCTACATTAAATTGAATAATACTTAATCCAGCTGTGCTGTTGTGTTGAACCAAAGAAGTTTCAGTACCGTCTGTGTTAGCAGGGCTTGAACCAGCGTTGCCTTTCCATGCATAAGCGACATAATTATTACCATTTTTATTAACATCATTTGCAGTAACTAAACCAAAACCATCTGTATCTGCTCCACCAACTCTATTACTATCAGTCTGTTCTGCTTGAGAAGAATCTGTGTAAACATATTTTGTAAGACCTCTAGTAGTATTTGTTAAAATATTACTGTAACTATTTGTGTCTAATTCTTTTAACCATAAAAAATCAGGTTGTAAGTTAGCTGCACCATCAAATGTTGGATTTTGAGCACTACCAGTGCCTGCATATTTTTTTACTTGAAAGTGTGCTGCGGGTTTGTTTATTGAATAATTTGCCATGTTAATATTGTCCTATATTTTTTGAGCATATAGCATAATATCCTGAAGGTACAGCGTATTCAAAACTGCCGTATCCGTTAGCGTCAGAATTGCTAGAAGCAATTGTAAAAGTAGGTTGACCAAAATTTATTTGCATAGTTCCACTGTTTCCACCATCAAAATAACATAAACCTGGAACCCAAAACTGATAACCAGAACTACGAACTTCTGGTGTTGTTAATGTTTGAGCACCTGTTTTAGATGCACCCGAAGTTGGTACTCCTGAGTTTTGCCATACACCATTTTTAGCAAAATAAATTGCTGCGTTATCACAATCCAATGCTACAGAAACTATATCACCTGCAGTAAAAGCACCATAAGAACCTGGTGTTGTACCATTTGTTCTTATCTGACCATAGCCATAATAATAACATCCACTAAGATTAGATTTACCGTTGTCACTACCACCATAATCATTTTGTTCTGGCGATGAAACCATTACTCCTGTTCCATACCAATCACTGCCACCACTTTTACTAACAGCTTTCATTTCCCAATACCATTTGCCAGTTCTGACACCCATGGTTGCATTTGCAAATTCATATCTTCCACCATCTGATAACATTTTTAAATTACCTTCAGAAAAAGTATTTGCATTTGTATAAAAACCTTGATCAGCGTCCATGATAGGAAAATTATTTTGTGGAGTATCTGATACACTTGGATTAGTCCCTAAGTTACTTGCTGCAAAATGATTACTGTTGCCTGAAGTATCAGCACCAAAACCACTTGCATCAGCAGATGCACCAGTGCCAGCAAAAGATAATCTATATCCATTATTACCATATGTTACACTAGGCGAAGTATTAGGAACCCACATTCCATTTGCATTAGATGAACCAAATACAGTTGGTGCGTACGACTGACCATCTGCAAAAATAACTTCTGATAAATACATACCTCCGTTGTCAGCGTCGCCAATAGTAGTTGTTTGACCACTTGCCCAACCAGGTATAACATAATCTTGTGCAGGCTGATTGCCTTCGTCTGATAGACCTCCTAAAGTTTGTTGTTCACCGTTTACATAAACTCTTACTCTATCGCCAGCAGATCCTTGAGTTGTATCTGTTCTAACAACAATGTGATACCACCCTGATTGATCTTTAAATCTCATTTTTGTTCCTACAACATATTGAGGGCTTTGGTTATCAGCTAAGTGTACTCTTAATCTAGACCAGTTAGTTTGCGCACTTCTGTCATCAAACCAAATAGAATGATATGTAGGGCTTGCTTGGTAATGAACGATTTGTGTTGATCCACTACTTAAACCAGTTTTTACTGATCGTTTCATCCAAAAAGATAGTGTTCCTATTTTTTGTGAAGTAGGTGTTCCAATTGTTCTTGCTAATGTAGTTCCCATATTACGGATCAAACCTTCCTGCTGTAGTTATACTAAAACTTGATGTTAATGAAAAAGCACGATCTGCTGTCTGACCTTGAGCGTCAGTAACACGAAGCGTAAAGTTATACGTCGTAGCAGATGTTGACGATCCACCAAAATCAGTAGTAGTTATAGCACCTGTTGCTGAGTTTAGCGAGCAATTTGCTTGACCTGCATTTGTTAAAACGTTTGTTGTTTCTGAATAAGCTAAAGTTCCATCTCCAGTAGCTGCTACTGTAGCAACCGTGCCTGAAAAATTACCTGCTATTGTACCAAGAGAGCCAGCACTTGTAGTCCATGTTGGTGCATCAGATACTGTCAATATTGCAGAGCTTGATCTTGCAGCATTACCGTCATTATTCTCTACACGAATAAAATATGTGCCATCTACAGGCAAAGTAAAATTAGCCGTAATAGATGTAGCACTTGTAAACGCAACAGTGTTTGCCGCTGTAATAGCTCCTGTTGTAGAAATAGCTTCTACTTGAGGAACTGATACAAAGTTTGTACCAGCTATGACAACGTTGGTTGCTGTATTATCTATTGTGCTTGGTGTTACACCAGTAATTGTTGGTTTTGTTTCGCCAACGTTCACAGAGCCTCCAAGGGCTACTGCTGATCCATTTATCGTTATTGTACCGCTACCTACCAAACGAGCATTTGCTACAGTTCCAGATGCAACATTACTGCCATTTAAAGCTGTAAGAGATGCACCAGAACCAGTTAAAGCAGCTCCTGCTGTGATTGTAATTGTGTCACCATTTTCTCCAATAGTAATAGAACTACCGTTACGTTTCTTTATAGCATTTACTTTAATCTCTGACATTATCTCGCCGTCGCTACTACGTTGTTTGTTGCTACAAATGGTGATTCTGCAAATGCCATATAGAAATATAATGCGCCATTTCCGTTACCACTATTTCCTGTTTCTCTAAGTTTGAATCCATTAGATAACAAATCTAATGAACCAGAATGTTGAGAGTCATCTTGCTCTGCTCCATTAGAATTTGGGTATAAAACTTTTTCTGTTAAATTAAACGGGCTCCTTTTGTTGTCAAATACAAGCCAATCGTTACTCCCGTTTGTTCTTTTGAACATTACCCATGCAGGTTTAAATCCTGTATAAACAAATGTTCCATCTGAGTTACCATTACCTGTGTAGGCACCCATCCTGCTAAAACCTTTTATTGATGTAAAACAGTATGAAACAAAATTATTACCACTAGAATTGTTTTTAGTGTTTGCTCCTCCAACAGTGAAACTTAAAGCTGTAGGAGTAGTATCTCCCCATACAGAACTTGCAGTAGCTTTGTAATCATTAGTGTTTAATCTTAAATAATATTGATTACCGATTCCAGCATCATAAACTGCCCAATCAGCGGAGGCTGATCGATTTTTTGTAATTATAACTTGAGGTACAGCTCCCAATCCATGTCCAATAGTTCCTGCACTTCCAGAACCAGCATGTCTAACAATACTAAATCCTGATGTAGCATTCTCATTTGATCTAGACAAAATTGAACCATCAAAATTTGTTTGTCCAAAAGTTGAATTTTGATCTGCTTGACCACCCATACCAGAGTGATAATGACAAAAGTAATAAAGTGTAGTTGTATTTTGTACATTTAAAATAATTTGTCTTGTCGTTGCAGCATTAAAACCAGATACATAAGCTGATTCTGTAACAGTAGAACCATCAAGTTTATAAGTAACGCCTGTAGAATAAACTGTACCCCCTCCATGCGTTCCATTCGAAGTAGTACTAAATTTCATGGGGTGCCCATCCACACTGCTATCAGATAAATCAAATGTATATGTCCCACCTGATTGTAATTCTAATGTAACTGCACTTTGTGCAAATGTTGCTGTATTGGTAGAGTTTCTGAATCTATATTTGTTACCACCATCAGAAACAACCACCACTCTGTATGTTTTTGAAGGTGTTGCTCCACCAGCAGCCCATTGCCACGCTACTTGATTTGCTGAATTTTCATTTGATCTTGCATTTGCTTCAAGACTAAATCCATCAGTGTTTAAAGAACTCACTACATCTGTTAATGACTGGTCAGCCGAATCTTGATTTGAATATAAACTTAAATCAACTCCTCTAGTTGAGTCTATCAATACATGGTCTCTAGGACTATTAGTTCTATTTTTAAACCAAATCCAATCTGGTCGTAGATTTGAATTACCAGTATTTGTAATGTTTTGGGTACTACCATTTCCAGTGTAAATGGTAGTTTGAAAATATGCTGATGGGTCGTTTACTGTTGTATATGCCATATTGTTATCCGTATTGATTTATGTTTTTTGTGCAAAGTGCAAAGTACCCTGATGGTACTGCATATTCAAAATTGCCATGTCCGTTTGCATCAGCATTGCCTGATGCTATAGTGTAAGAAGGATTACCAAAGTTTGCTTGACCACCTTTAGAACCATACCCGTAAAATTCTGGATAATAAGATAGGGTTGAAGTAAACACAGAAGTTTCTGAAAATTGTGAAGATCCATTTTTATAAAAAGTTATGTTTCCGTTATCTAAATCAACAGCTACACCTATAATGTCGTTTTGTGACCAAGAAGCACCAGCACTGCCTGTTTCTGTGCCATTAACTATTTTACCTCCGTCAGCTCTATAAAAAACACCACTAGTACTGCCTAAAGATGCTTTATAAGGGTAAGCATCTGACTGATAATCAAAATCGTATGTATCTTCACCCCAGCCTACGACGTAACCTCCAGTTCCAGATGTTGTATATTTGAATTCCCAATACCATTTACCTTTGTCTAATGATACAATAGCTGCAACAGTAGACCCGAAACTAGCATTACTATCTGCAATTACTTTTAAATTTCCTTCGGTTAAAGCCAAAGGGTATTGAAAAGACCTTACGACTAATGAGTTCCATGTTGCAAAATTATTACTAGGTGTGTCAGTTGTTGAAGGATTTGTACCTGCACTATTTACAGTTAAAGTATTGTTGTTACCGCTTGAGTCAGTTCCCATTGCACCAGCATTTGCATATTTTAAATGAAATCCATTAGTGCCAAAAGTAACTCCAGAAATAGATTTAGGTTTCCATTCACCTGTAGCAGAATCTGTTTCACCAAAAGTATTTGGTGCATAAGCTTGTCCATCTGCTAAAATTGTGTCTGCTAAATAACCTAAGAAAAAATCTGAACCATTTTGTTGTCTACCAACATCCATTGGGACACCTGACGCATTTATAATACTGTCTTCATTTAAACTTGGATAATTTGTTGTGCTAAAACTAGACTCCTCTTCTCCATTTACATATATTCGTAACCTATGTGCTTCCGTTGAATTACCACTATCATACACTATAACGATATGATACCACGCAGAAGTATCTCTAAATACTCGATTAGTTTTAAGCTGTGCACCATATCCACCACCTAAATAATTGTAAACTTCTATAACATCATCATTTCTAAACTTCGCATCTAAACTATTGCTTCCATCATTTCCTGAAAAAAAACAATTCGTTGCTCCTAATTTTGATCTTTTTAACCATGTAGAAAAAGTCCATTTATCTCTGTTGCCCGTTGAAGAGGGTGTTCTAGTTAAGTAAGTTGCCATTAGTCAAACCTCATTGAGTTTTGTATACCATGTGAAACTGTAATTGCAAAGGCTCTAGCCGCAGTTTGTCCCTCAGCATCAGTTGCAGTAATTGTAAAATTATAAGTTGTTGTTGCTGTTGAACCAGATTCTGTCCCTGTAATTGCACCAGTAGATGTATTCAAACTACCGCCACCAGGTAAAGCACCTGAAGTTATTGCGTAAGAGGTTGCATTGGTTGCAGCAACTGTAAAACTCATTGATCCACCAGAATCAATATTTCCTAAACTACCTGCAGAGGTTGTCCATGCAGGCGCATCTGATACTGTTAGTAAAGCACTGCCTGATCTGACGGATAAACCGTCATTATTTTCTACTCTTAAAAAATAAGTACCATCAACAGATATTGTAAATGTTGCAACAATAGTTGTTGAACTTGTAAATGCTACACTATCTGCAGTAACAATAGCACCTGTAGATGAATTGATTGCATCTACAAAAGGTATGGATTGAAAGTTAGTTCCTGTAATCGTTACCGCTGTCTGACTATTTTCAATTACACTTGGATTAATAGAACTTATAGTTGGAAAAGTTACACTTGATCCAAAAGTTAAAGTTGAAATACCATTAGATGTGCTTGCAACTTTTAAAACTTGATCTGCATTACCTGTTCCTGTTGGTAACTTTAAACCAGCTCCTCCTAAACTTAATGTTTTTGTTGCTGGGTTAATAAGTTTGTTACCCATAAAGGCGTGATTAGTACATTGATAATATAAAACGTTAGGTGTAGAGACTCCGACTTTTATTTGTGTGTAGGCACCTGCTTGTCCAGGTGTTCCGTTTGTTGTTACGTTAGTGCTAAATATTTGTGTCCTTCCTGCATCTAAATAAAATCTTAAAGGATGACCACCACCAGATGCATTAGAGGCATCGGATTGATCAAATCTGTAATAGTATTCATAAGAAGCTGATTCATTTCCTTCAATAAAAAAACTAGGAGCTTCTATTCCGTTTATATAATACGCATTAGAACTACCTGCACCGTAGTAAACATTATTATCAGCAGAAGTCTTTGCTGCAACAGTAACAGTAAACGTTATAGGGTTAGAAGATGTACCTTGAGGTGTAACGTTTAAAGCATTGTTTACAATAGAATTACCTGACTCTCCAACTGTAATCGAAGAACCTGAATTTTTTTTAATCGTGTTTACTTTTATTTCTGATGTCATGATTTATCTCGCTGTTGCTGGTACGCCTGCTGATGATACAAAAGGGCTAGATGCAAAAGCGTAATAAACATATTTTTCAGTATCACTATTTACACCAACTAAAGTTGTTCTGAGTGTAAAACCATTAGAAACAAAATCCATCCATGTATTACTTGCTTCCGCATTATCTAGATCCGCTAATATATGTTTTTGAGTTACGTTGTCTGGATCTCGTTGATCGTCAAGCATGTGCCAGTGATTTGTAGTGTTTAATCTTTTAACCATTACAAAGGCTGGTTTGAAACCTGTGTAAATAAACGGTCCATCTGTGTTACCATTACCTATGTAACTACCAAACTTACTATACCCTTGTATACTTGAAAAAACATAAGCTACGTAAGTGCTACCATTTGCGTTTGTAGCAGAAGAAGAACCTACTGATAATACACTTGACGTAGGAGCTGTAGAATTAAAAACATTGGAAGCGGAGGCTTCAGCACCATCATCATTAAGACTTAAATAGTACGTAGCACTTGTTAAACCTTTGTGATATAATATCCAATCATTACCTCCGTCTCTTCTTTTAATAAAAACAGCATCAGGAGTTGCACCTAAACCATGTCCTATAGTAGCATTGCTACCTGTGCCTGTATAAGTTACTATACTGAATCCAGCTGTAGTGTTGGCTTGCACGGTAGATGTTATAGAGCCATCAGAATTACTTGATGTAGTTCCACCATTGGCTTTCCATTGCCAACATACATAAGTATTACTTCCGTCATTAGGATTACCATCATCTCCAAGAGAAAATCCATCACTATTAATTCCAGTTAATCTGTCATTTGGGTCGTCATTATCTTCAACAGTGTTACCATTACTTCTTAATGCTCTAGCAATTCCTCTATTTGTATCAAATAATTGATGATTTTGGGCATTATTTCTACTTTTAAACCACAACCAATCTGGCTGTAAATTTGAATTTCCATTATTTGTAATCGATTGTGTGCTGCCATTACCAGAATATAAAACTGTTTGAAAATATGCTGATGGATCATTGATTGTTGTAAATGCCATATTTTATCCTATCCGTATTGAGCCAAATTCTTTGTACATAACGCATAAAACCCTGACGGCACAGCGTATTCAAAGTTTCCATAACCATTTGCATCGGCATTTCCAGAACTTATCGAGAAGCTTGGATTACCATAATTAAATTGAGCAACACCATTTGGGCTTGAGTATAACTGTATTCCTGGTGTCATTCCAGCACTTGGATTTTGTATGTTTGTAGAACTATATAAAGGATTGGTGCCATTTGCAGGATCTTGAGTTCCTGTCCCATTACTAAAAAACGTACCATTTTTAGAAACAAAAAATTTACCATTTGTTAAATCCATAGCCATTCCTAATATATCCCCAGTTGTAAAAGTTGTAAGACCAGTAGTTTGTTCTGAACCATTGTACCAAATTTTACCATTATTTCCATAACCAACGGTATGCGAATCATTTCCATTATTTTTGTTAAAACCATAACTGTAAGTTGTAGCTTTGCCTACATCAGATGACGCTAAACCTACCATAACAGATCCATCAGTAGCACTGTAACCACTTACATATTTTATTTCCGTGTACCACTTTCCTGTAGTAGGAAACATAGTCCCTAAAACTCTAGATTGGTTGTTATCAGTATTTGCACTTGAAGTGTTTTCAGCTTTTAATGATCCCTCTGTTATTGAGCAGGGGTTGGATGGTTGTTGAGATAGTAAGTTTATAGTACAAAAATTGTTATGAGGAGTATCTTTAACACTAGGATTTGTACCTAACGAGTTGCTTGTAAAATGATTATCATTACCAGAAGTATCTGCACCAAAACCACTTGAATTAGCTGTTGCTCCTGTTCCTACAAAATCTAATTTAAAACCGTTTGTGCCATAGGTAACAGAAGGGCTAGTGTTTGGCACCCATACACCATTAGCGTTTGTTGATCCAAAAGTGCTTGCATCATAAGCAGTGCCATCAGCAAAAATAAATTGTGATATATAACCATCCAAAATCTGTGAAGTAACAAGACTGCCTCCTGAGTCTGTTCTAGCACCAACATACATAGTGTCTCCATTATTATTTTGATCTGTGTCGAGGTTTTGACTTGGATATGTTTCAGTTCCAAAATCAGAAGTTTGTTGTGTTCCATTTACATAGAGTTTTATTCTGTTAGAAGCTGTGGCTTGAGTTGTATCTACCGCAATTACAAAGTGATAAAAAGCAGAAACGTCTCTAAAAACATTATTAGTTGATAAATTAAAAGTGCTATTGTTTATATCTCTAAATTGAAGATCATCTGAAGTTCCAAATCTAAAAAGAACATCTCCTCTTGCTGCTGAAAAAACAGACATATTAGCTGCTAACTTTGATCTTTTAAGCCAAAGACTATATGTAAAAGTTTTTCTATTACCTGCTGTTAACGTTCTGTTTAAATAAGTTGTTGCCATTAATCAAACCTTCCTGAGTTAGATATATCAAAGATAGACGTTAGCGTAAAGTTTCTATCTGCCGTCTGACCTTCAGCATCTGTTACTCTTAATGTAAAACTATAGGTTGTTGCACTTGTACTAGAACCTCCAAAGTCAGAAGTCGTAATAACCCCTGTTGAAGAGTTTAACGTACAATTTGCTAATGAAGCATTTGTTAATACGTTTGTGGTTTCAGAGAAAGCTAATGTGCTGTCACCTGTAGCTGCAACAGTAGCGACTGTTCCAGAAAAGTTTCCTGCGATGGTTCCTAATGATCCTGCACCTGTAGTCCAAGTAGGTGCGTCTGACACAGTAAGTAAAGCACTTGAGCTTCTTCCTGCGTTACCGTCATTATTCTCTACTCTCAAAAAATATGTTCCGTCTGTTGGTAAAGTAAAGTTTGCAGTGATTGATGTTGCACTTGTAAATGTAACTGTGTTTGCAGCAGTAATTGATCCATTAGAACCAATAGCTTCAACTTGAGGTATAGATACAAAATTTTGTCCTGTGATAACTACGTTTGTAGCTGTGTTGGGAATAGTGGATGGGCTAATAGAAGATACAACTGGTTTTACTTCTGCTGCAGAAGATGCAATTGTTAGTGTTTCATTACCACTAGCATTATTTAAAGTTATAGTAATATTTGTACCAGCAACTAATTTAGCTTGTAAAAAATTTGATGTAGTATCGTTTGTTGTGATTTTTATTTTTTCATCTGAAGCAGCATCAAAACCTGTAATGGTTGCACCCGTGGCATCAAGTGTAGCACCAGCAGGAATATCTACTGTGTCACCTGAATCACCAAGTTGTAAATTTGTACCCGACTGTGGTATGACCTTATCTACTTCAATCTGACTCATAATATAAACAAATTACCTGTAATTGTTAAAGATCCTGTAACAGGACCAGCTAAAACACCAGAATCCATTGTCTGTGTTTCACTAATAGTTGAATTGTGTGTAGTGACGTACTTCGTTGCATTCATTACAGGAGAAGGAGTTTCTTTTGCTGGCAATGTACAAAATACTTCTTTTGTTCCTGCAGAAAAGTTTACTGCACTATCACTATTGCTTGATGATAAAATCGTATTACGAGTAAGTGTAGATGAGCTACCGTTAAGTGTACCTCTTCCTACCTCAAACTCACTTAGAGATCTATGTGCAATACAATAGAAAGTTTCATTACTATTTCCTATGCCTGCACCAAAGGTTTCAAAACCGTCAACAGCACCAGCAAGGGTAACAGCTCCTGTGCCAGTTGTTGTCGTTGTCTCCTTGACACGATCGTTTATGATCAAAGCCATTAGAGCCTCCTACGAAATTCTTATAATAGCGTTCGAAGTGTCAGCAGTTGGAAACTGTATAGTAAACGTTCCGTTTGAAGCAGTAAAGTCTCCACCAAACGCTAATACACAAACAGCATCAGTAGTGTTTGATCCACCAGCAGTTGTAGTGTTGTAAATCAACGCTCCATTTGCTGTAAAACTAGCAGAAGTAAATTGAGCATCTGCGAAATCAACAAAAGCTGTTGATGCTCCAGATGAGCTTGTTACTCCATTGTTAGTTAGTGCTTTACCTCCTGCGGTATAAGCAGATCCTGATGTATTAGATATTTCCTGTGTCGTACTATAGTCAGCTGTAGACGCACCTAAACTTGCAGACGATGTATACAAAGCGATTTTAAATGTGTGACCACTACCTGACGAAAAATTATGCTTACCTTCCAACAATTCACCTTTGAAAGTGTTGCATATAGCTGATGATATTGCCATGTTTTTCTCCTTATGGTTGTTGCGATTCTAATGGAAGACGAAGAACACCATCATAATATTCGTCTCGTCTTCTTCTACCTTGTTGTTCAAGTTGCAAGCTTTGTAATGCTTGTTGATAACCTTGTTCATAATAAGCTAGCATATTGTCTGGCCCTTTTAAAAATCTAAACGCTTCACACAAACATGCATAAAGTAAGACTTTAGGGGCATTTGTGCTCACCCAATTTGACGTATTGTTTGAGGACAATGCTGTCTCTTTTTTGTTCAAAGCTAATTCAATATTATATGCTGAATTTGGAGTGGGCGCAACATATAACCTGTCTTGATCCCACATTGCATAATATCTAGGTTTACCAGTTGTATCTCTATTTGGCCAATATTGGTTCATAAATGTAATATCTTTTTGTTCCAAATATTCTCTTACTGGAGTTGCTCCAGCAGTATAAATTTGCACTGATTTTACAAATGCTGTTTGAGTAATATTTGCGCCAGGTAAAGCAACAAAAGGATTTCCTATGGTTAAAGATGCTACCTGATAAGATCTAAAAATATCTAAATCTACATCTCTAAAAATTCTATTTTCAGCATGTTCAATAAAATCATTAACAATTAAATCTGTTAAAACATCAGAAGTTGTTTCTGTATAGTCTCTTATTTGAGTTTGTAATTCTGCGAAAGTTGTCATGATATTATTACCTCTAGCTTTCCTAAATGTGTATTAATTTTGACTTCTTTGTTTCTATCTTCTGGCTGCATAGTTTGAACTAAAACAGTTTCAAATGCACCTGGTGCAGGAATAGGATTAAATTGAGAAATTGTTTGAGTTTTAACTCCAAATATATTTTCAGCTCCTAAATTACCTCCTATCGCAACAGTAGCTCCTATTATTTGTGGTTTAGCATATTGCAATGATTGTGGATCAGTCGGATGATATTTAGGCTCCAATTGTGGTTGCTTAGGTTCAAATTCACTTATGTGAACCCATGATCCATTCCACTCTTGAACCATTTCGTTGTATGGAAAAGCAAGACCAGATCTATCTGATATTCTTTTTGCAAATTTCCCTGTTGCGTATCTAGGCATTATGTTC